TCGTAATAAGCTACATTGGCTACGTTACTTGAAGTCAATGAGTTTATCACCGTGTCTTCAAGAATCCGGATCGCAATAGCTTTTACGGTAGCGAAGTTCACATACGAATGCGGGTCGGTGTCGTTGATTATTTCACTGCCGCCTTCTGCGGCTCGGTTCTCTACGTTCATTTATTTCTCCTTAGTCTTTCTTAGCACTGGCTTTCTTAGCACTCGCTTTGGTATCAGCCGAGATCTTAGTAGCGGCGGCTTTAGCTTCGGCTTTTAGAGTAGCGGCGGCCTCAGCTTCGGAGGCGCGGTCGGCTTTAGCTTCGGCGGCTAGCTCTGCTTTAATAGCGGCCCGGGCGACTTGCTTCGCTTCGTCTACTTCAAGTTGCTTAGCGGCGATTGCCTGTTCCATACCACCACGGACAACGTTGGCGATAGGCGTACCGGAATCAAGTTCCTTCGCTTGGGCTTCGGTGATCTCAATGAGGCCTGCATGGGGAGTAGCCCAATCTGGTTTACTCATGATAAAGCCGGTGTCTACGTTTACGTAGGTGATGAATTTTCTTTTGTCTGCCATAATATTCTCTGTCCTTTTGGGGTTTAAGGGACCCCGGTTAAGGGGCCCCACTTTGGTCCTACAGGTTAGCTAATGTCAGTGACAAGAGCAACAACCTTGATCGTGCCATCCACTGCGTTAGCGGAAGCCGCAGTGATACGGAGCGAATCCGTAAGCACTCCTACTGCTCCACTGCCTGCAAGGGCGGTCTGATCTGCAATCGTTCCGTAGGTCGTGGTACCATCACCGACGGTGATAGCGGCGGCGTTAGTGCCAACCGTTACGCCAACAATGTCAGCGCCCAAGATCTTGTAACCAGAACCCGGAGTATAGAGAGTAAAATAATCTCCCGATGCCAGAGTGTTGGTTGCCGAGAACGTAATGTCAAACTCCACCTTACTATAGACGGACCCAACTGCTTGAGGTCCACCGATTTGAGTGGCGGGGGTTAGTGTAGTATTTTCAGCCATTTGTTTTTCTCCTTAGAGGTTTAGGGGGCCGAAGCCCCCATTAGGTGATTAGCTACCGGTCGTCAGCGTTCCAGTGGCTTTCAATACTCCGAGAGCCTCAGGAAGAATCACTTCATAACCATAGACCTGAAGTCCGCGGAACAGGCTACCGAATCCATCCGGATTGTCCTGTACTTTAGTCTTCGTGATCTGAGTTGCGAAGGTCAGCGCTTTAACGTGACCGAACAGGATGTCCGTGTAGTCAGTACCCGAATCATTCAACAGGTTCGATACGTAAATATCGAAACGGTCGATCCGCCCAATCATGCCATTACGGACAGGAGACGTTGCGTCGCCCATTTCGTTAGCGTTCTTGAGGTCGGAGGTTTTCAGCAACGCTGAAGCCCATACTGGGATTATGATGAAGCGACCGCTGTCAGGCAGGTTTTGCTCATCAAGTACTGCGCCCATGTTTACGATTTGATCCACAATCTTGGCCCGGGTAAGGGTCAGAGGTTCGGCGTGGGTTCCGAGGGCATACTTACCACTGATTACACCAGCGGTAGCACCGAAGTTACCTACACCTGCTTTGGATGGGATGTCTGCGTAAACACCTGTTTCGATCTGGATCTTCATTTGCTCAGCGGCATCAGCAGTCCAGTTACCGACATATCCTTTAATGTCAGTCTGAACGTCATCGACGTCGTCGGTCACAAATGACCAGTACTTACCTTTATCGATCAACAGTTCCACCGAAGTGCTTTCAGGCTGTTCATTCCGAAGAATCTGGCCTTTCTGGTAATCGTTAATGGTGATGTCCGGAGTCTGACGGATTTTGACCGTGTCACCGAACTTTTGAATTTCACCTTCATATTCCGTATTAGATACGGCGGCTAGCGTAGATGCGGCATAAAACTTTGTGAGTAACTTTCCACTGAAAATTACGGGCACATACTGCATTGTCGCGGAACCGATATCGCGGTAACCCGCGGCGCTTGGATATTGTCCACCCATTGGGGGATCTCCTTATCTTATATGTTCCAGCGGCCCGGGCTCATCCCAGATTACTTACCGAAGACCATCCGGCCCTCGTTAACCGCAAGCTCAAATTCAGCCTCCTTCTTCGAAATCTCTGCTTCGGAGAGCTTGTTCTTAACCGCATCGCGGTAGAACTTCTCAACTTCCGACTGAAGAATTTCAGGGCCTTGGGCCGCAGATTCCGTATTAGGTGCTTGGGAGACAGTTACAGGTTTAACCTGTGAAGCGGCAGTTACCTGTTGCTTCTTTTCTACTGTCTGTCCTTTGAACAGGTTAAACAGGTTAGCAACAGCATCCGCATCGTGGCGTCCTACAGCGGCTTCACCAATAGAGCGGTACGTTAGTCGGGAGACTGAGTCTGTTCCATCAAGGAAGGTCGACCACTTGTCATCGCTATTCGTATTCGCATCGGTGATTCCGGGTGCAAGCGTTTCCACTTTTCCCCAAAACACAGCTTCGGCGGCTTCGGCTTGTGATTGCTTGAGATTAGCGATGGTCTCTTTTAAGTTACCAACTTCGCCTTTCATTACATCAGCAGTCCGTTTTGCGGCGTCTTCTGCTACTCCTTTAGACATTCGTTGCTGGAGGTCTGCCACCTGCGGGTCCAGTTCTTCTTGCTCTTCCGGCGTAAGATACTTCTTATAAGCGCTCGGGTCTGCAACTACTGGCTTAGCATTGGCTTCATCCAACTCGTCTTTCAGAGTGTCGTTTTGTGTCTCCAGAGATTTTATCTGCCCATTGAGACGGGGTACTTCACTGTTATACTTTCCTTGAAGAACATCGAACTTCGCTGTTAGCTTAGTTACCAGATCTTTAAGTTCTGCGTCACCTTCACCTTTTTTGATTTCACCTTGCGGTGCGGCAGGGGGGACAACCTGCTGTTTGGTTGGTTCGGCAAAGGTATCAAGCGTGTTAGTTTTAGTCTCAACACTCGTATCAAGTTCACTGGCCGGTTTACCTGATCGAATTGCTTCGAGTTCCTCTAGTGCTTTCTCTGCTTTCGCTTCCTGTGCCCTCACTGCTGAAGGCATACTGCTGTGCGCGTCTTTCAACGTACTTCTCCTTTTTTAAACGAGCCCATAGGGTATTCGTTATTGGTCCTCACATCCGGTGTTCCTTTCGGAGCCGGGTTATCATTCCAAATCTTTGAGCGTCTTCACGATCTTGGTTAATGTCTTAGCACAACCTTGGTTACGCGTCAAGTCTAAACCGTCCAAATCGTCGTTCTCTCGTCTTACTACTTCAAGGCTGGTTTCGAACCACCCGAGGAGTACTTTAAAATCGTGTCTACCCTTTAGGTTTTCCAGTGCTTTTTTTACTTCCACTGGTATTTTTGCTGGTATCATCCTTTTCCTCACTAGCCGCGGCTTCTATTGCGGCGTTCTTAATAGCTTCGAGTTCTAGCGACTGTCTCTCAATGTCTAGCTTCTTGAGGTCAATGTCGTAATCCTGATCCGCTTCCTGCTGGTCGATGCCTACCTTCTCCTGTTCCAACTGAATGGTTGACTGGGCGGCCTGCTGTTCTGCCTGCTGGATTTGGGACTGGGCCTGTGCGTCAGACTTGAGCATTTCGTCGATCTCGTCGTCGGTCAGGACGTGGCGGTCTCCGTCAAACTCCAGTGTGTCGAGAGCTTCCCGTAGGATCTGCGCTCGGTTGTGTAGGCCGATCAACTTGAGGTCGGTCGGGTTGTTGGTCATGTTCAAGAGTTCCATTCTGCGGGTAGCGGCTTGCTCTCTTGTCAGTACAGCAACGGCGCCGATAGCGACGATTTCCGCGTCGCCCTTAATCTTGGGGTCGTCGACGAACTGCATGTCCCAGTCGTAAAGCCGTACCAGACAAGGGCTTATTACATCCCGGTGTACGTTACGGATCACTTTCTTGATACCACGAGATGCTCCAGTCATGAGCATGGATAGGCCCGACGCCGTCCTTCCGGCACCTGCGGTGCGCTCATTACCATATGCATAGGCAGGAATGCCAGAGTCGTCGTCTGCCTGTCTCTTGAAATTTTCGTAGATGGTGTAAAGCTCGTTCGCATTCGAGGGGATAGAGAAGAACTTCACTGGGTCTGTGGTGATACTGCGTTCGTTGGTGAACTGCCAGATCTTGAAAGGGTAAATGTCGGTGACGTCTTCGCCATCCGGGATTCGATCGATGTCAGAGATGGACATCTGTGGGCCAGAGGAGACGCCCATGTTGTTAACTAAAGCTCTAAGCGACGCATTACAAACATCTTGTACAGGATGCAAGAGTTCAGGTACGCCTTCTCCCCAGAAGGAGCCCGCCACTTTCGACCACGAGGTAGAGGAGTAGGGGTGTCTTTCTAGCTTATCCGGGTTGAGACTAGCAAAGAGCACTTCTGTCCCTACTTGAATTACTTCCGCGGCGTATTCCGTGTTGTTACGGAGTTGTTTCCCGTCATTGTCGACACTAAGGCCATACTCAATCAGCATCTTGCCCTGCACACTACCATGGAATTCTAAACCGAAAATGGTGTCCCGCCCGACTTTGACGTCGGAGGTGTCTGGTTTGTTCTCTAGATCGAGGCGTTCAGAGTCTCTGGAGGTATCGGGGTTAGGGACAAGCCCCAAGGACTCGTTGGACAGGACGCGGTCAATAGCTTCCGTGTCGTACCCTTCCATACCTTTCATTTCTTCTAAAGAGGTTCTGGTCAGCCACAGCTTTTCGATCATCGCCCCGGGGCCATCTGCTGAATCAGCTAGGGGGGAGGGGTAGAAGTCGAAGGGGCTGACACGTTCAAAGGTGGGTTGTGGGGTGATCTCAATGATCAGTTCAGATTTA